TGAAGAATATGTAGTGCGTTCATCAGTTCTGGTATACTTAGTTTGAATTACCATACCCGGTGTATGTGTAATATTATTGGCTGTTGAAGATATAGTACCCCCAACAACAACATTACCAGTCACTACAAGATCAGATCCAAACATTCCGTTTCCGGAAAAGTAAACACCATCTTGGGATGTGTCTATTTGCCGTTTACCGACAAGTAGACCATCCTGATCAAGAACTAGCTTATTAAAAACACCCATATTACGCTTGAGCTTCTGTCCAAGACATACGGCTAAAAATGTTGAAAGCTGTTGACGGGGTCAAGTTTCTAACAACAACACTTACAACGTCTGGTCCATCTGGATAAACTGCAGCTGCACCGGTGATAGGTGTAATTGTAGAGTTTGAACTTCCGTAAATGGAATTCTGGCCAGAATATCCACCAAGAACAGCATTAGCTAGATCTCTAACCAAAGGCAATTCCTGACTTGTTGTTGTAAGGTTGGTTGTACCACCCGAGCTGTTTGTAAAGAAGCCGTAGATAACCTCTCCACCAGTAATTGTTGTCGCAGCGGTGTGATTGATGTATTGACTTAAGCTTGAACCACCAACGTTGAGCCATGCTTGAGCAGCTGTTGATGCACCAGCGTTAATACTTCCATTGAGAACCAATGTTACAAGGAACTGGCCAGCTGATAACAAATCCAACTGTCTTAATACCATTTGCATTCTATTAATAAGTTCTCTTGTACCCTGAGCACCAGGAATACCGTTATGTACACTTGGAGATACTCTAAAGCTTTGCAACACATTGGTTGCTGCACCTGCAACAGATAGAGCAGATGTCATACCCTGTGTGAATATGAATGACTTATCATCATCATATCTACCATCCATAATCACACTACTACCCCAGTGACTGATTGTAGGTGCAAATGCAGGTGCATGGAGTTGGACCTGAACTGGTGTTGTTGTAGAGAATGAGAAAGTCTGCGCTGCAGTAGCACCAGGAGAAACTATAGCAGCAACGTTTGCTGCTGTTGATATCAATGCTGCCTTGCTAGACTTGATAGACGCGTTAGTTGTAACACTAACGACATATGAGTCTGGCGGTACAATCCAAAGCCCAGATGCATTATTAGATTGAATGTACATCCCCTCACGAATACCAGTCGTATCAGTCATTGTTAGTGTAGAAGAACCAGCAGTTGTTGTGATTGTAGCTACAAGATTACCCTGTCCAGCTCTTGTTAAACCGATCAATGATGTATTAGATCTTGATGCATACTTAATAAACTCACTTTGTGTATCATTACGAACCCACGCAATACCTGAATTTGGCCAGTAAGTTGCATTTGCTACAGCCATAGACACAGTGTTACTTGAATCAAGTGTAGCAGTCAATTCTGTATACTTTGCATGAGTATGTGTTTCATATCTTGCTGGTAAGTTACCAGAACGCATGTATGCTTCGTAGTTCCTATTGTTATTGACAGTCTTGTGACAATAGATAACATTACCATCAGGTCCTCTGAATCCCCATCTAATGAAACCAGCACCGTACCAAGAGTAATCCATGTAAAACATTTGCATCTTACCTAGATCGAGGTTATATCCACTTTTTCCACTACCGTCACATGGATCGAGATTCCACTGAGATTGAGGAATTCTAGTGTCTATGGTTTTAGTTACTGTTGCATATGAAGGAGCTGATATTGTAGGTCCTTTATATGGTGGGTTGATTGTCATTGATGTGTCAGAAGCAATTGTATTCACTTTATAAGGCTGACCTCTAATAATGACTGTATCTCCAGGTACTAGCTGACGGGCAAACCTTGTTGTTGCTCCGTTTATAAGAGTAGCACTTGAAACAGTTGCCGAGTTATTGGTGAGTGTGACCGCTCCAGATAACTGGAAGATACTCTGTCTAACAACTGCATACAGCTGCTGACCGTCATATTCAAAAAAGATCCCGTTCTGATCATCAAATAAACCAATACGAGATCCTGCACCGTGCCACGAAGAAACAGTCAGTCTATAATCACCAGATGCTGATGCGTCTGAAGGTGTTGACAAAGCAGTGTAAGTAAATCTATAGGGAGTTATAACATCAACAACTGTGAATGTTCCGTTGTAAGATGTTTCATTTGCACCACCTATTATTATTTCTGCCCCAGGATTAATGTTATGAAGTTCTTTGGTTATAACTGTAACTGTTGTACCTGACGAAGTCAAACTATCTATTGATAATTCTGGTTCTAAAATAGTACCGGTACTAATTTGAATACCCTTACCAGACTGGTATCTGAAATATCTTCTTGTTTGTCTTATTAGCTGTTGTCCGTGACTCTGGCTGAAGGTACTGAACTTGACACCACCGTCAAACGCTCTATGTGCAACACCACCAGAAGGCAGGTATGTAAGTTGTTGTGATGAAATTGTACCCGGAGCAGTTGTAGGGATAATACTAAACATTGTACTATTGGCAACAGATACCACAACGTGTGTGTTACTAAAAGAAGCTGAAGCAACGGAGTTAATAACAGCAACTTCATTACCAATAGAAAGTCCGTGAGCTTGTGTTGTTGAGACGTTAACCATTTTTGAACTAAACACAGCCATTGAGTGAGCAACGTTAGCACCAATATATTGTTGGCCACCGTATCCAACTGTTGATGTACTTAACAGGTTATTTGATGTTGTATTTGGAAATGGATACTTAGCATTCAAAGTAACAGCTGTTGAGTTGGCAACAACTACATGGAATGTACCATCAGAACCGTGCCATGCAGTATCATATAGGAAAACAGGCTGACCCTGTACCAGACTGTTATTTGGTGTAAGAATTATGGTTCTACTGCAGTTTGCAGCAGCAGTCAACGTTGTCAGTGTTAGTGTCTGCGCGTTATTAACATAACCAAATGGTTGATAGTTAATCATAGGAACTGTTTCCCACTTTGTCGATTGAGTACTGTATTCAAAGTCAGTATCAATCAATGCCTGTGGTAAACTAACACGCATTTTGTTAACCGGATCAGTCAACTCTTCAGATGGTGTGAATGATGTATCTATTTCATCAACAAGTACCTGAATTACATCGGTGTTACTCATTGAAGATGTGTTGTAGTTCAATGTAATAGTTGTTGTATTAGTATTACTATTGAATACAGCAGTCGTGCCGGCAAATGTAGAATCTGCAAAATTATACATTACCAAGTTGTCTGTTACGTTAGTTATCAGTGCTAGTTTTTCTAGAGGATAATAACCACGAACAGCAATTGTCTGAGCTACTGTGTTGAAAGTGTATACAAAGTCTGGAATTACTCTTCTTGCCATGTTTTTATTTCTCCGTTATTCTGATAACATAATGTTTGTCGGGCTAAATGGGATTACGCTACTAAACACTCTTTCTGTAGTAGGGCTTACGTCTGATGTGCTTATCCGTTTAATCTTAAGGTTTGTGTTGTATTTAGTTGGCGGGTTAGCAAAGTTAATTACAGACACATAGGATACTGAGAGATCAGCAACTAGTGCTGATCCACTTTTTCTACTAATGATACTACCAGCTATTACTGGTGATGTGTTAGTTGCTATCACACTACCATCAGTTCTCACGTTTGTTAATGTTATCGATGTTGCACTACTCTCAACTAATGTCGCTGTGAATACCACACAGTTATTAGAATCTAACTGATACACTTCAGAATCTCTTGATATTGATGTGCTTACAACATTTACTACCAAAGCAGATCTATCTAATCTATATCCAAAAGTAAAATCATTGAAAAAGACAGGAGAGTTAAAGTAATCTGTCTTTGTATAATCAACATTGTCTAAAATTGATCCACCAGAAGTAACTACCAACTGTTGATCTGAATATACGCCAGAAGCAACTCCGTTAGCTTTTAGAACGAAATCTTTTGTGATTCCGTTAAACTTTGAAACCAAAGAATCATATTCGACAGGGGCGCCTTTAGCACTCACATCAACAAATGATGGAAACTTTGATATTTCTGATGATCTTGTTGTCATTCGTTATTACTGTCTTTTAATATTTTATTTATGGTTTTTTCTAATTGATCAATTTTTACTTGCTGTTGCTTAGCATTTTCAATCAAAAATCCAATTAAACTATTGTAAGAGACTGACTTATATCCCTCAGTGTCTTTGTGAACAATGTCAGGAAGTACCTGTTCAATTTCTTGCGCAATCACCCCGTAATCCTTCAACCCACTATCAATCCTATTAAAAGACACACCACGTAAACTATTTAAAATAAAATTAGGATTTTGTATTGTTTCAATGTTAGTTTTCAAATTCTGATCTGACGAAGCAGTAACTACTGTTGATGTTAGTGTTCCTGATGATGGGTTATATGTCAGCTTTGTAGTGGAAACATATGCCGTATTTACTGACCCTGAGGTTTGATTTGCAAATAATAGATATCTTGTTCCGTTTGTTGTTGTGTCATCTTCAGCAGACGCACCACCAGTAAACGTAACCCAGTATGGTGACCCAGTAGTTCCATTGGATGATAATACCTGGCCAGTAGTTCCGGATGTTCCGTTAGCAATCAACGGACTAGTAACAGCAATCGTAGTTGTGTTTACAGCAAGAAACGATGGTAGTTGTGTTAATTCTAGAGCTTTTCCCATTTATGTTCTCTTTGATAGTTGACCAACAAGTGATTCTAATTGTTCTATTTTTACCTGCTGTTCTTTTATTGCTTCAATAAGTAACGGAACAATCTTTTCATAGTACACTGTCTTATAATTCTCACCACTCAATGAATATTCAGTACCGTCTTCTTTTTGTCCAATATCAAACGGAGCAGCTGTAACAACCTGAGGCAACACAAGTTCAAGTTCCTGAGCAATCACCCCTACTTGGGTGTTTTTATTTTTATATCCGTACTGTTCTGCTACTTCATTAGAATTAAAAGTTACCCCAGATATCTGCTTAACTTTTTCTACAGCATTCTCAATTGGCTTGATATTCTCTTTGAGTCTTCTATCAGAATAATATGCTGTTATTGCATCAGTTGCTCTTATCTCTCCTGCTGTACCGGATGGAGCAGTACCAACACCAAGTGAACTTGTTTGTAATAAAGTCGATCTTATCTCACCTGTGTTCCCGGATGGAGCAGTACCAACCCCAAGCGAGCTTGTTTGTATTAAAGTTGATCTTATCTCACCCGTGTTACCGGATGCAGGAGTACCAACCCCAAGCGAACTTACCTCTGTATTTGCATTTGGCACTTGGGTTCCTGCGTTGACCCAATATGGAGATCCGTTAATTCCGTTTGAAGCAAGAACTTGTCCAGTTGTTCCGGTTGATCCGTTTGCAGTCAATGGGTTAGTAATAACAACACCTGTTGAATGTGCAGAGAATGAACCTGATGCTATTGTCATACTAGCTGCATTTACTAGACCGGTATGGTATATACCAGAGGTATTAGCAATTAAACTTGATCCTAATGTTAAACTAGCTGCATTGACCGTACCGGTATGATATACACCATCTGCATTGGCAATTAAAGTAGATCCAATTGTGTAACTTGCTGCGTTAACCGTACCGGTATGATATACACCGGTTGTATTAGCAATTAAAGTAGATCCAATTGTATGGCTTGCTGCGTTTACTATCGTGAAGTATCCATTCACACCACTAACATTACCAGACGATGTTATAACAGGGACAACCAAAGCTCCTGTCATTGTGTCACCGGATATAGACACATATGATGATAAGTTAGCGCTGTTACGATAAGACACTAATTCAATATTATCACCAGCAAAAGGAGCAGAGAGTATTGATATACCTGAACCATTAGATGCTGTGTAGTCTTCACCATACTTGTATTTAATACCGTTAACATAAACATCTAGGTATCCATTATTATAGTTAATACCGTAATCTGTTGTACTACCATCTCCAGTGTAATATGTAACTGTTCTTATTGTGCCGTTAGTCGATAGAGGAGCTACAGTCAGTGATACAAGTTCAATATAATCGCCACTTAATGGGTTTGTTGAAAAAACAACACTGACTCCGTTAGTTGCAGTAAAATCTACTCCACTACTCAGTCTAATACCGTTGACATACACATCAAGATAACCAACTTCGTATGTGACACTATATGTGCTTGTTGATCCATCTGCAGTATAATTTGTAACAGTTCTCGCATTTACAGGTGCAATGTCTACCTGATCATATGCAACTAAATCTATGTTATCACCATTGGAAGGTGCTGTAGTAAATACAATATTAGTACCAGTTATTGCTGTAAAATCTGTTCCGAGAATTAGTCTGATACCGTTCAGATATACATCCAAATAACCAGCAACATAACTAACTGCATATGATGTTGTTGATCCGTTTCCTGTATAAGAGGTTACTGTTCTTCCAACAGCACCTCCACCGCCACCAGCTGCCCAGTACGGAGCTCCTGTTGATCCGTTTGATGTAAGAACTTGGCCAGCTGTTCCTGTTGACCCATTAGCAGTCAATGGGGTTGTAATAACAAGAGCTGTTGCATTTGCAATAAATGCTGTACCAACAGTCAGTAAGGCACTATTAACACTAGTTGACATATTGGCAACTGTGCCGGTTACAGTACCGGTGAAGTCACCTGTATTTGCAGATACTACCCAACGCTGTGTTGACGACCCAAGCGCAGTTCCTGCAGTGTTGGATAACGGGTATGATCCTGTGGTATTTGCTATGAAGTTTGTTGTTGTGAAGCTAGCAGCATTAACAGTACCGGTGTGATATGCACCTGTTGTATTTGCAATGAATGATGTGCCAACTGTTAGTAGAGCACTATTAACACTAACAGTAGCGTTTGCATATCCAGTAATGTCAGTATTGCCAGCTGTCCAGGAATCAGAGGTCTCGTTCCACAAAAAACTAACGTTTGCGGCACTTCCTCTATTAACTTCCAACCCAGCATTTTCTGTTGGGGCTACAAGTGCATCAAGATCAGCATTAAGACTAACAATATTATCACCAACGTTTAAAGTTGTCGTGTTAATATATGTTGTGGTACCAGAGACAGTAAGATTTCCAGATATGTTAACATCAACTAGATTTGCAGTACCTGTAATATTGGCCCCTGCGGATCCTGTAATTAATCCTGATGCATTTATGGTGTTTGCTATTACTACCCAACGTTGGGTAGCTGCACCAAGATCAGTACCGGCCGTGTTAGATAACGGATATGAACCAGACGTATTTGCTATGAAATTGGTAGTTGTAAAACTAGCTGCATTGACCGTACCAGTATGGTATACACCAGTAGTATTAGCAACAAAGTCAGTACCTACGGTCAACAACGCTGAATTGACAGATGTTGATATATTAGCATAGCCAGTTCCAACAATAGCCGTACTATTAGCAATAAAGTTAGAACCAACTGTATGACTGGCAGCGTTAACAAGACCGGTATGATATGCACCAATTGTATTGGCAATAAATGATGTACCAACAGTTAAAAGAGCACTATTAACAGATGTTGATATATTAGCGTAACCAGTTCCAATTATAGCAGTTGAATTAGCAATGAAATTGGATCCAACAGAATGGCTAGCAGCGTTTACAGTGCCTGTATGATATGCACCAGTTGTGTTTGCAATAAATGATGTACCGACTGTCAATAATGCACTATTAACAGACGTTGATATGTTAGCATAACCAGTTCCAACAATAGCAGTAGAATTGGCAATAAAATTAGATCCAACAGTATGGCTGACAGCGTTAGATGAACCAGTTATGTTCATCATACCTGTGCCACTCAAAGATCCTACTTGTGTATCACCACCATACCATTTAAAAAATTGTCCAGCGTCATTACCAGGAATACTGGTCCACAAGGCACCAGCATCGATACCGAGTGCATAGTCAACTGAACTGGCGCCAAGAGCTGGATACAGTGCTATTTTGGTACCTGAGCTGCGTGTGGTATATGATGGTGCAGCCACACCATTTGTGTTGAAATCGATACGGTTTAGTGTAGCACCGTTAAGATATATCTGTGCACCACCAGTTGTTGCTGTACCGGTTAATGTATGAGAAATCGTGCCAGTGAAATCACCAGTATTCGCTGACAGAACCCAACGTTGAGTTGCGTTTCCTAATAGAACCGTATTTGATGATGGTGTAAAACTTGTTCCTGATATTACAAGGTTACCAGATAGGGTTCTGGAATCAGTATTTTGTACAGCAGAGGCAGGTAGTCTTGAAGCATCGAGAGTACCAGAAGATATATTAGTAGCGTTAGCTGCAAAAGCAGTAGCGTTTGAGTATGCAGTACCGGCTTGTGTATCTGAATAGTTTCTTAGATCTAGTGCTGTATTACCACCAACGTAAGTAGAGCTATTGGCAGCCAGTGTTCCAATATATGATGAATTTACATGAATACCGGTTGCATTAACAACAACACCAGTTCCAGCATTAGCAAACAAACCAGTAGAGTTAGCAACGATACCGTCATTTGCTACAACTGATATTGTACCAGTTGTCGTGATTGGACCACCTGATAATCCATTACCAGTATCTACTTGTGTAACAGTTCCGGTTCCACCGCCACCACTAGCAGTAGACCAGTACATTGTTGTACCGTTTGATGTAAGTACTTGTCCACTCGTTCCAAATGATCCATTAGCAACAATCTTGCCAGAGCTACCAAACGTAGCATTGGATGTGATAGAGAGGTTTTGTAGATTAGCACCAACCTCAAAATACACCGATCCATTAGACGAGAACATCTTACCATCAGTAAGATTGAGCGCCAGCTCGCCTGTGTCAATAAAATGAGTATTACCAGAATTGGTAGTATTAGGAGTACGACCGGAGACTGTCGTACGCTTGATTTGTAATTTATTAGCCATATGGCCCCTCAATAACTCTATCTAGAGCTGTTAAAAGTTAGAGTCAGAATTTTCTGACTTTTTTCTTGGTGTTTGTTTTTCTAACTTATTATTTAGCAAGGCTACTTCATCAGCAAGTTGTGCTGCTTTCGCCTCTGCCATTTGTACTCGGACCTCTAATATAATGTGCTTTGCAAGCAGATCTTCAATCCAATTCTTCTGTTTAATAATATATGCATTAACAAATTCAGTTTCCAATTAGAATGTTCCCCCGTCTAATGTTCCGTATGCAACAACACCACTCGATATTTGAAGAATGTGTCCTTCTGTTCCAACCCCAAGTTTTCTGAATCCATTTGATGAATTAGCAACAAGAATATCTTCAGCTGTATATGAAGCAAGTCCTGTACCACCACTTGTTCCAACAAGAGCAGTCGACAATGTCAGTGAGTTTGCTGTCATACTAACAGCAACAGTTGAATTAGCTGTTAATGTTACTGCTGATGAGTTGGATACTAATCCACCAGAAGACAAATATGCTTCAAGAGTTGCTTGTGTATACCCAGTACCAGATACATCAATAGTTGTTGTTGGAGCAACTGTTAGCCCTTTGAACAACTTAAATGTGTCGGTAGTTGCATCTCTGAATAGACCAGTATGTTCGTGGTTTCCACCATCTACTTGATAATTACCAAAGAAACCAATGTCTAGAGTATCACTTGATGTGTTGTTAGATGCTAACTGAATCAATGAGTCTGTGACAGCAAGTGTAGCAACATTAATTGTAACTAGGGAACCAGAGACTGTCAAGTTACCAGATATGTTAACATCTTTATCAACATACAAGAATTCAGAGTGAGCATTTTGAGAATGTATCTCTAAGAATCTTAAAGTATTATTACCAAGACTGTATGTTATGTTTGCAGACGGGATGATGTTTGAAGATAGCTGTCCATTAACAACTAATACATCTGCCGAGCTGCTTCCAATTGTGGTATTACCGTTGACTGTAAGGTCATTAAACGTAACGTTGTCTGTTGTGCCAATAGCTTGGCCAACGTGTACACCAGTTGAGTTTGAAACAACACCTGTTCCAGCTACAACGTGTACACCAGTCGAGTTAGAAGCAATACCGTTACCTGCAACAACAGCTATTGTTGCGGATCCGCCTTCTGAAGAAGAAGAACCGGAAATACCGTTACCAGCTGTAATATCAGCAACATAGTTACCAGTTGTTTTTGTTCCAAGTGCAATGCCGTTATCTTTTACTTGAATAGCACCACCAGATACTTCTAGTGTAGAGTTATCAGTATTAGCAAATACACCTGTGGAATTAGATACAATACCACCACCAGCAACGACTGCTATTGTAGGAGCAGATCCTTCAGTTGTTGCATTGCCTGATAAACCGTTACCGGCTGTAATTGTTGCAACATAGTTTCCAGTAGTATCTGTGCCAAGAACAACAGAATCAGCAGCAATAGAAACAACACCATCAGAATCAATTGTTATATCACCTGAAAGTGATTTGTTTCTGAAAAATCCAGTTGAGTTGGAAATTAATACTTGACCGGCAGATGCTGAAGTAACTTCAACGTCTGATAACCCATCAAGATTTGTTACAGGTGCAGCAAAGAAAACACCACCCGTTGAATTTGATGTAAGTACCTGTCCTGTAGTTCCAAATGTACCGTTAGCATATACCTTGTCTATTGTTGCATTTGCAACTTTAATAGCATCAAGATAGCTGGTACCGTTGGCAACAAGTACAGCGTTTGCTGTTAAAACACCAGGGTTTCTTTTGCCACCAATAGGAACTACCGTAGAGTTACTACCAATGTATAATACATCACCATTGGCGGTAAACGCTAGTTCACCATTGGCAAGTGATCCAGGCGCGCTTGAGTTGAGTGATCTTTTGATCTGAATTAGACTAGCCATTTATTATTTTCCTTTTTTTAGGCAATCATACTAAAAATCCCCACCATCAACTGCGCCCCCTAAATCTTCCAAAGTTAATTGTCTTACGATATATTTATCATCCGAGGATCTGTACACTAGTGTTGAGTTATTAGCAGGTGAAGATTCAACAACATCCACAAGTTGGTCTAATCTATTACCTCTACTTGAAAGAGTAACTGGAGCAGTAGATTGAATCTGACCGCCACCAGTATTGACAGTTGCTCTTATTGTAGATGATGTTGCAAGTTTGACTGTTGCAGAATTCAGCGACATACTTACCTCGTAACTTCTGGTGTTACAGTAACAATACCTTCAACAATTCTAGAAACAACGTTTGCTCCACTTGTTACCTCAACATCATAAACATATCTACCGGGCGTAAGATTAGCAGTTTGTGTAGATGTAAGACTAAGAGTAACAGTTCCGTTGACACCACCAAGACTGATTGAGAAACTTTGAGAATTAGATGATGTGTAATGTTTACGCATCTCAGAGTCACCGGTATATCCAGTTAAATCAATAGGATCACCATTATCATCTGTCAAATTAATGATAGTTGAGAATGTTGTTCCTTGATCTATAATGATGTTAGCTTTAGTTGCCATGTGTCATCCAGTTTATTGTTTTTTATATTTATCTTGCATTAAAACATCAATTTGTTCTTGTTGTTTTTTGACTGCTTCGATTAAAAATCCAATAATACTTGTGTAAGAGACAGTTTTGAATCCATCTGCATCAGTGTGAACAACATCTGGAATAACCTTCTCAATCTCCTGTGCAATTACACCGTAGTCTTTTTGACCATTGTCTATCCTGTTGAAAGATACACCACGCAGTTGCGACAATACTTCAGTTGGGTCAGTTATTGTTTCTACGTTGGTTTTTAATCTCTCATCAGAAGAACCAGTCATCACAGTTGATGATAGTACCCCTGTAGATGGATTGAAAGATAGCTTTGTGCTAGACACATATGCAGAAGATAATACACTCGATGTTTGGTTAGCAAACAACAAATATCTACTGCCGTTGGTTGTTGTATCATCTGCAATATTAACGTTAACTCCGGTTACCCAATAAGGAGAACCAGATGATCCATTAGATGCAAGCAATTGGCCCGATGTACCCGTACTTCCATTTGCTGTTAGTGGGTTACTAATAAGAACCGATGACGAGTTAGCAATAAATGTGTTGGCCCCAATACCAACTGAGGTGCTGTTTATCGTAGCATTAACAGTGCTGTTACCTATCGACAAAAGAACCGTAGTCAATTTAACATTAGCACCAACATTTGCTGCTACACTAAAGTTACCTGTTCCTGTAGACAGTACCGATGAGTTGACTTGTGTATTAGTTGAGCTATTACCAATTTGCAACGATGATGTTGTTATGTTAACGTTGGATCCAACATTGGCTGCAGTGCTGAAATTACCAGTAGCGATTGTTATTACACTACTATTAACTAGTGTTGATCCTATGTTTAGACTATTTGCAGTTAGGTTAGCTGTTGAGGTAGGATCACTAAGTCTAATTGAAAAGAAACTAGCGCTCAAGTTAGATGTACTATTACCTACAAATATAGTAGAAGTGTTGATGCTAACATTCGACCCTACATTAGCCGTACTTGTAAAATTACCCACACCAACAAATACACCAGTGCTATTTACAACTGAAGGTCCAATCACTACATTTAATGGCGATACGTTTGCTGTGGATGTTGAGTTTGATATGCTCAACAAAGAATTAGTAACAATAGAATTAGATGTACTATTACCTATCGAAAGTGATGTATTAGACAGGGCTACGTTGGCACCAACGTTTGCTCCTACTGAGAAATTTCCTACTCCTGTTAAAACTACTGAAGAATTAACAAAGGTATTTACGGAAGAATTACCGACTCTTATTGTTGATGTAGAGGATGTAAGATTGGCAATTCCATCAGAGGTTACAGCAGAGCTGTTTGCAATAAAATTAGATCCAACTCTATGGCTCGCTGCATTAACTAATCCAGTATGATATGCACCAGTTGTGTTTGCAATGAAATCACTACCAACAGTTAATAATGCAGAATTAACAGAAGATGTGACATTTGCATCTCCTACAACATAAAAAGCAACAGTAGGAGCTGAATTGTTGATACCTACTCTGTTGTTACTAGAATCAACAAACAAAGTACCGGAATCAATATTGACGTTACCTGTTATAGTGAGCAAAGTACCATCAAGTGTAGCATTGCCTGTTAAGGTTGTATTGCCTGATACAGTAAGTTGACCACTAAAGTTACCAGTATTTCCATTAATAACCCAACGTCTTGATGATGTTCCTAGTTCAGATCCAGCAGTGTTGGATGAAGGATATACCCCAGATATGTTAGCAGTTACAATACCAATAACACTTGAGTTACTTAACGTGATCGATGATGCATTAATCGTTCCAGTATGATAAGCACCAGTTGTGTTTGCAATAAACGAAGTACCAACTGTTAGTAATGCTGAATTGACGCTAGTAGTTACATTAGCGAAACCAGCTATTGTTGTATTACCACCACTTATTGTACTTGTGACAGATAATGTATCCTGAAGGGAAGCAGATCCAGAAACTGTTAATGTGCTTGCTAAATTGGCTGTGTATCCAATCAAATTCCATCTATTGACTGTGTTTCCCAAGCTACGTTGATCTTGATCAGGAATAAAGTTACCAACCGTAGTACCACTGAAAGCAAGATTACCTCCAACAGACAAAGAACCAGTTATATCCATATCTCCATGGACATTACTGGTACCGTATGAATCGTACCCGAAGTCTATTTTTAGTTTACTGTTTGCTGTTGCCATTTGTTAGCTCGTTAATTTGTACTTTTAATGTATCTAGCTCTGTTTTTAATTCTTTAATTGCCTCTATCAGTAATGGCACTAGTCTCTCATATCTAACAGTTAAATAATTATTATCTATAGGTGCAGGCGCAACAACTTCTGGTTGAACCTCCATTACTTCTTGAGCTGATACACCAACTTCTTTTTTAACTTTATAACCCATTGACTGAGCAATCTCGTTTGCATGATAATAAAAACCAGACAGCTTAGTAACTTTGTGTAGTGGATTTTCAATAGGGCCTATTCTTGTCTTTAATCTTTCATCTGAATAGTATGCTGTGATTGCATTCGTTGCAATTATCTCACCTGCCGCACCTGTTGCAGCCACACCTACCCCTAAAGAAGATACTCTAGCACTTGAAGCATTTGCAACACCAGTATGGTACATTCCTGTTGTGTTAGCAATGAAGTTAGAACCAACAGTCAAACTTGCTGCATTAACGCTGGTAGAATTAATGCTGGTAGCATTGACATACGCACCTGTTGTATTAGCAATAAAACTGGTTCCAACTGTGATATATGCTGTATTTACAACACCAGTATGATAAACCCCCGCTGTATTAGCAACAAAGTTTGTAACGGTAAAACTGCCTGCGTTTACTGTACCGGTATGATATACACCAGACGTATTAGCAATAAAATCAGTACCTACTTTAAACAATGCACTATTCACCGATGTGCCAACGTTAGCGATACCGGTCGTAAAGAAAGTAGTGCTATTGACAGTTGAATTAACTGTACTATTACCAATTGACAAAATTACCGTAGTTAACTTAACGTTTGCACCAACGTTTGCTGCTAAACTAAAGTTTCCAGTGTTGGTCGATATAGCTGTTGAGTTTACTTGAGTGTTGACAGTGCTGTTGCCAATCTGAAACGTGGAAGTTGTTAGATTAACGTTTGCCCCAACATTAGCACCGGTACTGAAGTTACCGGTAGTCATTGTTAGAACTGTACTATTAACAATGGCGGATCCTATTGTTAAACTCGAAGAAGATAGATTTGCTGTTGATGAGCTATCAGATATCTTGATTAAAACTGAATTTGCAAATATATTTGAAGTGCTGTTACCAATTTGTAGATCAGATGTCGTTAGATTAACATTGGAACCAACATTTGCTCCAATCACAAAACTACCAACGTTGACTGTCATTGTAGAGTTGTTGGCGTTAAACGAACCAACAACGAATCCTGTTGGGGATATGTTTGCAGTTGATGAACTATTGGCTACTGATATTAAAATAGAATTAGCGTTTAAATTAGCTGTACTATTTCCTATCTGAATACCGGATGTTGATACGCCAACATTTGATCCGACATTTGCACTTGTGCTAAAAATACCAACACTTGTTAAAAATGATGACGAATTAACAAAAGAGTTTACAGAAGAGTTACCAACTCGGATAGACGAAGTGGCAGCAGTGAGATTAGCAATTCCAGTAGAAGATAACGTTGTGCTATTTGCTACAAAGTTCGATCCAACACTTAAGCTATCTGCATTTACTGTACCAGTATGGTATACGCCAGTTGTATTAGCTACTAAACTAGATCCAATAGTGAATGAAGAGGAGTTAACTCCTAAAGATACATTTGCTGATCCAGATATATCAAGACTAACAGCTGGTGTTGATATACCTATACCGATTCTGTTGTTAATTGAATCAACAAACATTGTACCAGAATCAAAATTAACGTTGCCTGATATTGTTTGTAATCCACCACTGAGTGTTGTATTCCCTGAAATACTTGCATTACCTGATACTGATAGTTGACCACTAAAGTCACCTGTATTCCCTGAGATTATAAATCTACCAGTACTATTACCAAGTAGTATTGTATTTGATGTTGCAACAAATGCAGTTGTATTACCAACTAAACCAGAAGTTGTGAATGATGAGGAATTAATTGTTCCAGTATGATAAACACCGGATGTGTTTGCAATGAAAGAAGTACCAACTGTTAGCAGTGCTGAATTAACACTTGTGGTTACATTAGCAAAACCAGTTATTGTTGTATTGCCACCACTAATAGTTTTTGTCACGGATAGTGTATCTTGAAGAGATGCTGCACCTGTGACTGTTAGAGTACTTGCTAGGTTGGCAGAGTATCCGAGTAAGTTCCATCTATTAACAGTATTACCAAGACTACGTTGGTCTGCGTCAGGAATAAAGTTACCAACTGTTGTACCTGAAAATGCTAAATTTCCACCAACTGAAAGATCACCAGTTATCCCCAAGCTTCCTTGGACGTTACTGGTACCGTATGAGTCGTACCCAAAATCTATTTTTAATTTACTATTTGCTGTAGACATTAGCTATTCTTAAATAAGCATATTTGCAAGAATCTTAACAGAAGAGTTACTAACCCTCTGCCTTAAATTGACGTCTACATTAGCTCCATTTACAGTTAAGGTTATATTATTTGCCAGTTCAGAGGAACTCGAAGGTGACACAAGAGTACCGTATATGGTTTGGTTAACATCGGTACCGTTGTGGGCAAATAAAATCTTTGTGATCTGATATTCAGAACCCTTATTTGTGTAAACTAAAAGTTCACCAGATTGATAACTTGCCTTTGGAAAACTTATAGCAGTACAACTTGCCGTTGTATTGGACCCCATGTCGGTATTTGCAAAAGTCAAAAATGTTGCAAACGTATTAACAACAACGCTGTCTGTAACATTCAACGTACTTGATACATTTGCTGTTCCTGTGATAACAACATTACCACTGAAGTTACCAGTATTTGCTGAAATAATGAATCTGCCAGTTGAATTACCAAGTAGTACTGTATTGGATGTTGGTACAATTACAGTTGCATTTGCAACTAAGCCAGTAGTTGTAAAGCTTCCAGCATTTACTACACCAGTATGAAAAGCACCTGTAGTATTTGCAATAAATGATGTACCAACCGTTAGTAATGCAGAGTTTACTGAAACAGATACATTAGCTGCTCCTGTTACAACAAATGCAACACCGGGTGCAGTATTATTGATACCAACTCTATTGCTGGTCGCATCAACAAAAAGAACACCAGAGTCAAAATTTGCATTACCTGATATTGTTTGTAGTGCACCACTTAGAGTAGTGTTACCAGCTACGGTCAACTGTAAGTCAGTATCAATTGTAGTTGTTGATATAACAGTATTTACTGTGGTGTTACCAATCGATACGTTACTGGTAATATAGAGAACATTTGCCGTTGTTGTATTACCACCTCTGAGACCAAAAGTAGTATTACCATTAACTGTTACTGAGTTTGCTGTGAATATACCGTTTACAGTACCGTTACCGGTCGTAGACCCACCTTCACTGTTAGCAGCTGTTGTAACGATTGTAGTAGAATATGCAGCAAGTAACTCATTGGTTTTATCAATCCAATTTTGAAACGAGTCAGTTACTGTGTTTACATTTGAGGTAGCCAGAGCCATTTGTTAGTTCTCTTTACTGTTTTGTTTAATTAAAATCATTAGCATCTCTTTTATATCAGTAACATCTTTTTTCAATGAAGTCACCTCGCTCTCAATATCCATAACTTTTTTCTGAGATTCACGCTGCTGAACATATTGTTTGTATGCGCTAACATTGGTATTTATTAACGCATGATTCGTAGTATCCCTCAAAAAGTCTTCCTTTTCTGTTTTTGCTACCGGATTCATATTATCAAATAGAAACTGCTAATGCTCTCACATCTTTAAGAATAGGAACGTACTTTGATGAGCTTGAAACTAGTACAACCTTTATAGCAAACGTCTTGTACATTGAGTGACGACCACGGTTGCTATCTAGATATGTGATAACGTTGCTTTCTCTGTTGTATTTGAACGCAGCACCTGGCTGTGTAACCTTTTCTAGAGATGCTGAACCGCTGAAAGAGGTGTTAGCTTTTAATGTTAGGCTTGTGTTATTAGCAACAGCATCAACAACCGCAATATCATAGCCAGTCAGTGTGTTAGATTGAACAACCTTAATAACATCATTAGCTACTAATGAAGAACTGAATGTTGATCCAGATCCTGTTAGTGTAGTATTGCTTGAAGATGTAATTACACCCACCAATGAAGAAGAAGGAGGTGTTAATTTGAATCCGTATTCATATTCAATGAAGTTACTCTCATTCAAAGAATCACTGTAAAGACTAGCTTCTGTTACTTGTTCAAGTAAGGTCCAATCTTTACTATCAAAAGATTCATTATCATCACTAGAAAGCAATTTTCCATATACTAGAATATCTGATGATGTTGGTTTGTAAGCAGTGATGAATACTTTCATATCCTCTGCTTCAAGTCCATCAGATAATATGACGTTCTTGGAAATATATCTTACTTGTGAATTACCATATCTTGTTGTCTCGTCTGTATAATCATTATTAATAATATTTTTAAGTAGTACAGCACTAACTGGAACAGTATCAACAACTGGTGAAACATTATTAAAAGTATTTGCACGGTTAAGATTTGCATAAACTTTTAATGATTTAGATCCACTTGTAATTTCATTACTTCTAGATTTAATTTCACCTTCATACTTAATACTATTAGAAACCCCTTCCATGATTACAGTATTAGATCCAGATCCAGCTAAGGAGTCAATATTCTGTATCTGAGTAACAGATGTAGTCGGAGGAGAAATGTATCTCATATGAGATTCTAAGAAGTTGACAGTCTTATCATCAACAGAAACAATCGTAGCGGTTGCTTGTGATGTTTCTCCAACAATTCTCTTTCCAGCTTCAAATTTAAATATTGAATTTGCAGCATTAGAATCTTTCAAAATAAGTTTGTTGTCATCAATTACATCTATTGTTGCTCTAACAACTTTTTGAACTGCACCGTAGAAGTTTGTATTACTTCCATCTATTAGATATCGTGGTGTATCTTTAAGTGTAACAGCTGTTGTGTTGACAGAATTAACTCTTGAAATCTGAAGCTTCTCTGTAACTCCAAAATGAGCGACCCCAGAAACTGAAGCACTCAAAGGAGCATCGATTGCTAGTAGAGTACCATTAGCAGCAATCGATACCACCTCACGAATATCGTTGCTAATCAATAAATAATCACCTACTGAATATTGATTAGCAAAGTCAGTACCCGAGCCAGTAACATTGGTAATTGATGTACTTCCAACTGTAACAGTTCCGGTTTTTGGTACAAGGGTATTCGCAGCAGCAACTAACACATAGTCACCAACAGACAACGCACTTGTTTGTGACGATGTGGTGTTAACTACAGCACTAGTAGTGTTACAAGTAAATGTTCCGGATAGGTATGTGTTTGATTTTTGAGCTACTCCTTCGGCCGGAGTAAATGTACCAGATGCATTTGATAAGCTCAAGAATTCGTATGGAGCGTTTTCCAACACCAGAGTTGCTGATGTCTTTGCAAAGTTAGCAACATATATCTTAAATTTGATATCCTCGCCCTGATAAGGAGTCCACGCTGTATCATTGGATGATAGGAACATAACACCGGAACCCCAGTTTTGGTTAGAAACCAAAGCAGTGTTTGCTATATCTGGAACACCAGTCTCACCAACCCATAGTAAGAATCCAGGACTATATTGTTCTGGTACAACCACCACTGTATAATCGCTTCCAGCTTTGAGATATATTGGTGTATCAAATGTAACTGTAGTAGCAGTTGATCCGTTAGTACTTGTGTTGATAGAAGAGTTATTAATAAACTTCTCACCAAGTACAAAAGGAGCAGGATATCCATTTTCTGTTTGTCGAATTTGAACGGTAATTCCTAAAGAGGGATCTTTTGCACTGAAGAATAAGTCTAACTTAGTTAAGTACACACCATCAGATCCATCGTTATTGTTAATATTAAATGTCTGGGCTAGTGGATCTTTATTATGAACCACGAGTCCATCAGCAATGTAAGTATGATTGCCACTAAGACTAAAGTTGTAAATTGTCTGATCTTGATCTTGATCGGTATGTTCTTCAATTGATTTTATTTCAAAACCTGAACCATTATCTGTTTCTATTACATCTCCAACCTGATACATACCAACAGCCATTGAATATTTGCTTTCCGTCATCACTGGATCAAACGACTTCCAACCATATCCTCTAACATATACTGGATGGTCACTTGTCATGAAAGGTTTACCACCGTTGAAAGCAATCATTGTGGCACCAGTATCTCCAAGTTTAGGTCTCAAGAATTTCAAGACACGGTTTTGTGATCCATTCTTACCAATAACAATATCTTCTAACTCCACATCTTCAATGTTTTTATAAGAACCATCTACCATTAGAATCTTTGTTCCTTTAACAAAACAGCAACAAGGTGGACGAGGAGGTGGTAATCTTGGAGTTAATCTTGTCTCCGTGGTATCTAAAAAACTTGATTCTGTATCTGTCTTAAGAGTAAGAGTACCTGGGTTTTTTGTTGTTACTGTTAGAGATGTGGAATCTTTATAGAAGTTGTACGCGTTATACGATATAACTGCAGAAGATATGGCAGTTTCTTGAGAATCAATGTTACTATTATCAGATATCAACAAAGATCTCTCACCAACAAAGAATGTGTCTTCTGGTATAGAAAAAACTCCCAGTAAGGTTCCATTTGCATCAGTAGTCATTACATCGCCTCTTGAACCTACAAGTTTTGCATTTGGCTCATACGGAATACCACGAGGATCCATTGTTTCAATATTGCTTATAGTTGCTTGTTGGCAATACTGTGACACATTGACCTTGTCAAAGAACACATAGTGGATAGCATTAGGTCTCAAACCAACAGCAACAAATGTCAAATCCTGCGCTCTAATATATGGCTTCATTCCAAAATCAGTAACAAACTCACCAACTTGCTGCATGTTGAGTGTAGTATCTCCTGGTTGCAGAGAGTTTACCGTTGTATTTGTGGTTGTTCTTAATGTTCTTTGATCAATACCTTCCTGTGTAGTAGTTGCAGCTCTAACTGTTGAAAAGCCAGTTATAGGTACTGTTGTTATCTGCTTGGCATCTTTTTTAAACGCAACATTATCATTAATTGACTTGGTCAAGTTGTTGATAGGAGTAGCAAGATCAATTGTAACGTTAACACTTCCCTTGTTAATATCATAGTAATCATCATATTTTGGAAACAACTGAACTCTACCAAAAAAAGTCCAGAACAACTGCGCTGGATTTCTAGTCTTGTTAGCTATAGGTTGGTCTAGGAATGTAGATTCTGTGTAATCAATCAAAGCATACTCGCCTTTGATAGTTACATTAGATGATGCAGTTGTATTTGCTATAAGTTGAATATGTGTTTTTTCAATCTGAGGTCTAGCTGTAGAGGTTGTTGTATCAATATAAATGCTATACTCAGGATCATTCACATTCGATATATCGTAAGAAGAGAATGATTCAGCAAAGAACCCATTCTTGAATCTTGATACTTGATTATTTGCTTCACTAGGGATGACAAGATCAGTAGTATTCTTTTCCAAAGTATTTAACAACGAATAATACTCAAGTCTGTTTATTCTATCTTCAATTTGTTTAATATCCTGCATAGTATAGCCCTTCACCTGATCTTGTTTGACAAGTGTGCTATACTCAAATCTCTGAGCCGCTGTAGCAGCTTTTGGAGATAGTGATGGATATGGAGGAACAATAACAGTTCCTAGTTTCATCGTACCATCTGTAGCTCTCGGTGCTACTGGATTCAATTCAGGCTTACCTTCAACTACCGATACGCTTCCGTATCCATCAATTACAATAGTATCCACTCTGCGTAGATAGTGAGTGATGTCTGCTTCAAAAGACTCGTTAGGTGTTGGGAAATACAAAGTACCTGACAGGGTTTCTGTACTCAACGGGTCAACAGAAGCACCAGCCACAGAGGTAGCAGCTGCATTAGCAGTGTTAGCAACAATTGGTCTAAAATCTATCGAGTCTCTCAAGTTAAAGTACTTGTTATCTCTAGGAGAACGATAGTACGGAATATCCTCTGTTCTAATCTTATTAGCAGGTAGCGGAGTTGTTGCGTCGTCAACTGGGTATGACTCTGTTGACAAATAGTATCCAGTACCATGTGTAAACAAATCTACTCTAACCAACAAGTTGTTTGTTGCTGAAAGCGAAAGAGAACTTCCAGGTTTCTTTCGGATACTAGCAAGACCGTATATGTTATCTGTCTGTCCTGTAATTAGCTCAAAACTAGATGCGTAGTTGGTAGTTGAGTTAGAATATGTGTTGCTTGACCCAACATAGACACCGACAAGTTTGTAAGCATCAGGAACACCTATGCTCCAAGGTCCTTTGGTGTTTGCAGATAATTTATCTGTAGATAACTTAACATATACGCTCTTTACAACAGTCTTGGCTTTAGGACTTGCTCCGTCAACTTTTGAGTTATGATATACAGTGGCAGATGTAGTGCCACTGATTGTACCACCAACGAATACTGATGCGGTATTACCATTACTATCAATGGAAACGTTTGCAGTTCCTCTATCCAATCTTATGGGAATGTTTTTAGGAAATGCGTATGAAATTGTGTTAGATGATACAGCTGGACCTGTACTACCCTCTATTGTTAGAGAGGTTGCAGAAGATATAGTACTCACTCTGTAGTAAGAATTGTTTCCAGAGAACTTAATATAGTCACCAATATCAAGATCTGTAATGAAGTCACTGAACCCTGCGGTTCCGGTTACAACGTTACCAGACGTCGATACATTACCAGTTAGGTTAGTTGTAGAGTGTGCATTAGCAGTTGGAATTACGATGAAGTCGAGCTCTTGTGTATCATTTAAGGTGCTCGATGCAGTGTATGGAAATTCTTCTGATCCTGTTAATGGAACAGAGGCGATTCCAGATCCCAGAATTGATGTAGATCCTACTTTTCTATAGATAAACTGTTCGTTTGAAAAGAAACTAACAGCACTTGCACCAGAGGTAAATATTAGTGAATCATAACTTGTTTCTTTTAGTTCTGCACTACCATCAACAAGTACAACATCAGCTACACCACCAGTCACCTGTATAGATCTAACATCAGAGAATACTTTTCCTGGTGTCATAGTAATGTTGAACAGATACAATCTATATCTGCAACTTGGAGTGCCAGGCGTACCCGATTCGTACATAAATGATTTAACTTTTGCTGAACCAATAATAGAACCGGGTGAATTAGGATCTCCACCAAAATTATCTGTACTATCTGTCGCTGCTACGTCTCTTAGATTTACTGTAGATCCAGTAGAGAAATCAAAATTACCAAGTACTTCATTGACAACCACGTAGTTACCAAAATTAGTGCTAATTGTTTGATTATTACTTGTGGTGGTATCTGTTCCCTTTCTAACAGGAACACGAACGGTTCCGGTTAACTCAGCTCTAAAACCATCAACATATCCAACACCAGAACTAACAGCTAAATTTAAATGAGTTGTATTACTAGTCTTTTCTTCTGTGTAAATTGAGAAAGGCTTAACAACGTAGTTTCCACTTTCTTCTCTTGTTCTTTTTGCAAGCTCAGATGCAACAGAATTGAATTCTGTGCCAGTTTTTCTCTTTGTGATTTGTCCGTTCTGGAATTCTAATATACTCAAGAATTCAGCATTGCTTGCAGCATTTGCTGTCGATATAGCAACTAGTGACGGAGTAAGTTTTAATCTATGAGCACCAGGTGCTGTATAGTTACTATACCCCTGAGCATTATCAAGCAAAGTCGAGTCGACACTGTTGTTTACAATCGACTCTGTGGTAACAAATCCAAGAGCAACACCATCAGGCTCATTAGTATACTTGGCAGCAATAGCTGTTTGCTCTTGCACTCTTACAAAATGACCTCTTTGATATATGATACCATCACCAACGCTTACTGCTGCACCAGTACCTACTGGAGCTGTGAAAGAAGAGTTAGCAACTCTTATCTCTGCAATATAGTTGAGAGCTGTTAGAGCTCCAGATGATCCAGTTGAAGTTGTAATTGTAAGAGTAGGTGCAGTCAAATATCCAGACCCACCATCAGAAATAACAACATCTCTAATAGATCCGTTTGCATAAGTAACTAGGTTAGCAGAAGCACCGGTACCGGTGTTGCTAGTGAAAACAATAACATCTGTATTATTATACAACGTACCAGCTGAACTTATAGTAATAGATTGTATAGAGTAGTCTCTTGCATAGACAGTCAATACATCACTATTTGCATATGTTTTCTTACCGCCAGTACCCGTGTTTATGTACTTAATAAACAAAGTAGACAAGTCTGGATCTTGCGACTCCAATCCTTGTACATAATTTACGATTTCAGCTTTAAGGTTTGCCGAGTCTTGGATATATCCATTAGCATAATCCGAGACAAGAGTTGTCTGGCCATCAACCTGTAAGTCGTTGATTTTAATATAGGTATAGTTGAAATCAAAATTAAGACTACAACCTTTGATGATTGTACCTTGTCTATAAATGTTGTCCCCGAATCTCTCAACTTGATTTTGAAGAATAGTCTGAAGCTGTGTGAGTTCCCTTGCTTGAACAGGAACAGCTGGTCTAAAAAGAACCCGGTGAAAGTTCTTTTCTTCGTTGTAATCATCAAAATAAGGCGATACGTTGAAATCGGTGTTAAGTGCCATTTATTCCTCTATTAAAATTCCAAAACCAATTTGATTGATTCTGTTTGGCCATTTGCCTTTGTTATTGGTGTGAAGTTCTCAATATATATAACGTCTCCTGTACCCTTTACGAGATCAGCAGGAACAATACCTGAAACTAAAAACTGAGCATCTGAATTGGCTCCAGTAATATAATACTGTGCGCCACCAGCCTCGCTCTGATTGATTGTTCCTTTTTTATTAATCAATCTTACAACCGTGCTGTTTGAAGAGTAGTAAAACCCATTTGCGTTGCCGCTCTGAACTACTACTTCGTCTTCCGTAAAGTCTTGTGCAGATTGGAGACTGCCCACAACCTTGTACGTCTGATCAAAGTAAGTTGTTGGTTGGGTAGAAGAATCACAAACAGCTGTGAATCCGCTAGTATTACCTGTCAACAATCCAACGGTTGAGTTTCCTGTAACAAAGAAACCATATGCGTTAGTCAGCTTGACCACAGAATCGTTTGCCGAGTATACTATACCATATGCATTTGCTGTATTTGAAGGATTCTGATAAACATACTCACCATCCGTAAAAGTACCAGTAGATGAGCTGATTGTTAAAACAACATTGGAAAACAACGGATCCTTCAGTATTCCAACCACTCTAAAATCATTCTCATCAACTACTTTTGATCCGGAAAGAGAACTATCAAACGTTGTACTGATACCAACAAATCGAGCACCAAGTTCTGCAGCTGCATTACTGCCGTGGCCATTCTTTGGACTAATAATTACTTTTGCTGTTGCATTGTTGGCGGTAATTGCTGTACTTGTTGCAACGTTGATAATTCCGGTGTTACCTGTTATTACAACTGAAGCAAATGTATACCCACTTCCTCTTTCAACAACTTCAATACTACTAATTGAATTACTAGAACTATTAACTATTGCACGTGCCTGCGCACCAGACCCGTCTCCTGTAATTTGAACTAGAGGTGTAATTTCGTAAAACGAAGATGTAGTTGGTGTTACAGAAAACGCCGAATCAATTACAACCCTTCTTGTTGAACCGGCTACAGTATAACCAGTAATAACCTTTTGTTGGCCACTACCAGTACCACTAGTTATTTTCAACGCACTGTTAATATAGAAGTTAGCATTGGATGATGCTGTGGTTGAATCAATAGCAAATATTAATGGATTACCACCAACCCTGACTTCTTGGAAATAACCATTAGTGTAAGAAGAATATCCATTTCCACTAGCTGTCAATGTAATATTGTCTATCGATCCGCTAATAGAATTGGCGACGACGTTTGCATTAACAAAAACTGGAATATGTGATGCTGTCGCAAATTTATTATACTGTGTGGTTGTTATTGAATACATATACTTCCACTGATATCCATCAGCAGGAGTAAAATAAAAATCATCATCAGCAGCAGTCTCTGAGAGTCTAGGACGATATGTTGAAGCTGCTCCGTTATTGTTATCTAAGCATTTGAATACACTGTAAGATGATCCTTCATTAGATAATACGTAAAAGTTTGAATCAAGTAGATCATCATCATCACTTGAATACTTTGAATATACTGTACCAGTCTCCCAATTGTGTCTTGGAGCCATCTGAACAATGTCTGATGATGTGATTCTCTTACCGTAGATCATGTTTTCATAGGGATCTACCAATGTTGTTTGAACATTGTCGTATAAGGTAGGAGGTGAGTTATCATTAGTGAAAGGAAGAGGGTTACCAATAAAATAATAGTAGATATTAAAATTTGGTTCCGAAAATGATTCAATAAATTGATCAACATTAAAAAGTTTAATGTTGTTAGTGACTAGTTTGCTCATGTGTCTATCTCTATACCAGAAGATTTGATTGTGACATCGACATTGGATACCTTTATAACATTACCAAATAACTTGGTACCGGCGACATGCATCAGTTTTTTAAGTGTATCACTATATGTCTCAAGAGGAATATCTGTTGATATTTGATATGAGAAGAATTGATAAAAGTCGCCATCGTGAATGTATTTATCACTGTTCAAGAACCCTCTAGTAGATTTAAAGTAACCTTCACCAACCCCTTGGTTTATTAGATTAGCATATCCAGTAGCAACATATTGGTTTGAGTCAATTTGAAGTGTAATCAATTCACCATCTTGATAAGCAAATCCGGAGTCAATAACTGAAAGAGAAGTTATCGCACCGTTAACAATACCAGCAAAAGAGTTTACAACTGCATTATTTCCCATCAATGATGAGTCACCAATCTGTGTAACCCCAACTACATTAGCTGTTGCACCAGACACACTTCCTGTTATTGATACGTTGGCAGTAAACGATTGATTGAACGTCTTTCTGGTTAGGTTGATAAAAGAATCACCAGAACTAATAACTGAACCTCTAGAGAGGGATATCTGAGAGTTGACAATTGCAGTATTAACAAAGAATTTAACCCCTGACGTCATACCTATTGCAACATTGGTAGCTTTGGATAGTGTGTTAGTAGAAACAATAACAGCACTATTTGATGTCAGATTCAATATTGTATTATTGCTAATTGTATTGATTTGGAATATTAGATTATTACCTGAAAACTTGACAAAGTCTCCTGCAGATAGGTCTGTAGTAAAAGAAGTACCGGTTCCATTTACCTGCGGACTTGTTGCATTTGATGTAACTGATCCAGTAATTGATGATGATAATGCAGAATTTACAAATGAGTTTCCATATGTTGAGTTAGAAGATGCTGAAACCTCAACAACAGATATTGTTGCGTTAGATGATGAAGACGATCCGTATCCATTTGCAGTTGAATTAATTATTTGTGTTACACTCTCACCAACAACAAAGTTAGTATTTGATCCACTTGTTTGTAATGTGAACGCAGGTCTTGAAAAGTTTTGAACTAACTCCTCACCATCTGTAAATGTGCCAACTTTTGTATCTATTGTCAAATGCAAGTCTCTTCTGTTGAAGCTGGCAATGTCTCTGTCTCTTACAAGAACAAAAGGTGAAATATTATACCCAGATCCAGGGTTGATGTTTGTAAGCGATGCTATTGTTCCTAACTCATAACTTGCTCTATTCAAAGCAAGATTTAAAAGAATGCTTACATTACCAGTTGGTAGTTTAGGAAACCCATACTTGAACGCACTAAGAGGAGTCGATAGATAAGGACCACTTGTAATGCTTATGGTATTTGATACTGCATCAATAGCGTTCGTTTTTAAATTGAGAATAGTATTGTTGCTTATAGTATTAACTTGGAATACAGTATTGTTACTTCCTATTTTTATGTAGGCACCATCATATAATTCTGTAGTAAACAAAGTAGAAGAACTAATACCGTTAACTTGAGAGCTAGTTGCATTACAAGACACTGTCCCAGTTATTAATACCGTAGCTATTCCATTATTTCCACCAATCAAATCAGTATTGAGAAAGACAGTCTCTTCATCAGTCAGACTTCCAATATCAAAATTAGCTCCTGTTCCAGTACCGATAAGAGAGGCATTGGCATATACGTTTGATGTAGATCCGTAAAAGAAATTATATTGATTTGCTGTAAATGTGTTTACTACGTTTGTAATCCCAATTGTGTTTGTATTGGTACCCATCACAATACCAGAAGCGGTTCTATCCTGATAAGAATCTATAAGTGCTGCAGATCCGAATACTCTATCAGCTAAAGACCAATTACCAGTGATAGCAGTAACTAATAGACTACCATTGGCTACTGTAATTGTATTAGCAGTAACATCTGGTCCTGTTGTCGTCAATGTCAACGATGTATTACTGTTTACAGAATAAATTTGGAATGTTGAATTGTTTGATTGAAACTTAATATAATCGTTATTGGCTAACTGCGAAGAAAACAAAGTATTGCTTCCTATTACTGTATTGGAACTGGAGTTAGCTGTTGCGGTTCCTGTGATCGCTGCTTGATTTTTACCGACAACCCGACCCGTAGCTACGTTTGCTGTAGAGTTTGCACCGGTAACTAATTGACCAAAAGTAAAAGTGGTATTAGATGAGCTGAATACTATATTTGCAAGAGGCTGATATACTACCTCATCAGTAAGAAAGTTTGTGATAAAAGCATTCGAAGATACTTTGTTTTCAAATACTACCATCTTCTCAGCAACAACAGGATTTGTTGTTAACCTGTAACCAGTACCACCATCGAGCAATGTAAATGTTACCTTACCAGTAGACTGCTCAACAGAATCGATTCTTGCTTTGCCTTGTTTTCCTCTTACACTGGATACAACGTTAACTACATCACCAACAGCAAATTCTCTACCAGCATCATTGATTGTGATTCGCGTAAGAGATCCAACAACTCTTGGACAGTCAGTAAGATTGCCATCAACAGTTAATATCTCATCAAATGTAAAGTTTCCCTTCACATTGGACAGAAAGACAATATCCACATACTGACCACTTATTACTTTTCTACCAACACCCTCGACGAATGCAGTAGCACCTGATGTTGAACCAACAACAGTCTTCCCCACAAAAAGATTTGTCTTTTGTGAAATACTAACTTCAAGATATACGGGAATTACCCACTCACCATCAGATGCTTTGATTACATCTGTACCGGGAAAATATACATCCGCTTCTGATACTCCGTAAACCCTGTTTAAAAATAACTTAGAACCTCTCTCGGTTCCTTTGGAGTTATAGAAGTCTTTAACGTGTTTAATATTGAATCTTGATCTGTCAAAATTAACAGGAGCTCCATTCAAATATTTTTCTTTGTAGTGATACAGAAACTCATCTATTGTTGTATCAATATCTCTATTCTCTAGCAAGTTTCTAGAAAAGTATAGGTTATTATTAGTTTGCAGAGTCCAGTTATAGTACTCTTTCACAAAGTCAATAAACGTATTTCCCTGTTCCTTATAGAATTCAGGGAAATGATTTTCAACAAGTAGACTTATATTGTCTTCTATTAATTTCATGATTTTTTAGGTATCATTGTAACTGATATATCTTCTGGATTAATTTTTAAAATATTCTTCAGACTAGTACTATAATCCAAACTAACAGGCTTAATGTATAGCTTTATTCCAGATCCTGTGTAACTTTCAACATTCAAATTGCTGATAACAATCGATCCAGTTGTGTAATCGATTGTACCAATTTTGAACTTCTCTGAGTGTGAATCAGATGTTACTCTAACAACTCTAAGATTACCTATACCATCATCTTCAATCTGACTTGTCAGTCCATCAACAATGAAAGAAGATGAAAACACTCCTCTATCAGCAGTAATTGAGTGAACAGTATCTGATGGGGTTGTTATTAAAACTTCAGTATTGAATGAGAACGCAAAATTTGTATTAACCCCAGTATCTAACTCCAGCAGATAATAAGGATTTACAAACGTGTCGTTATTGAGTATTGATTGATCAGTGTTATCTATACTAGCAACGAAATTACTATATCTGAAATCAGCATTGAAGTCATTCAGATATGTGTTGTTGTAGTCTGTTATTGCATTAAGAACCTTTGTTGATAGTTGATTCTCTGAAAGTGTTGTTATATTATAATTATAGTTAACACTAGAAACAACTTTAAGATATATGAATTGAGGATTAACAATTTCAGTTGTTATTGCCAATGGAACTTTATCTCTCAAATAGTTGTTATAGATTGTTTTATTAAGTTCAGGAATACCATCCGAGTTTGTGATATCAATAGAAATAAACACCTTACCGTATTGAGGAGGGTCTTCTTTTTCACCACCAAATACTGATATTGCTTGTATCTCAGGAAACTCTCTAAGAAGCAAGATTTCGTAATCACTTTCAGTGATTGCTCTTTCTTGAGTTTGGAAACTTCGCGGAGCATTGAATTTAATTGACGTATTTGATTCTGAAACGGATCCGTTTCTTGCTTCAGCATTCACAACAACAGAGACATTAGAGTGACCATCAATACTTGAGTTATTAACAAACGTATCCGCACCGTTAGGTAGTTCGCCGTTACTCAGTCTGTATGTTATATCAATTATTGCTCCGTTGCGAGGTGCCCTGCCTGAAATATCATCACCAAATACAACCTCATATTGTTCGTTTTCAGCTGGCTGTATAAAAAACACATTTGTATTAGCAACAACCCCAAACAAAGAATATCCTTGTGTATATGTGAATACATTTGCACCGCTGTTCTCAGATACCGTTATCTCAATACTTGTTGTATCAATCGTTGGATTGTTTAATATGAATCTTTGATTTTCGATTGCACTATTCTTAACAAACGTATCAGTAACATATGATCCCTCGTACACTAATGTATTATTGGCATAGTAAACACCATTGCTGCTTGTTGTTATTGCAATTGCCTCACTTGTCACGAAGTTGAAAGTATTAGAGCCTACTCTTGAAGTAAATCCAGTTTTAGCAGGGATAACGACAGAAGATACGTTTGTAGAAGGTGTTATTGATATGTTAACATTAGCCTGGGCTGATCTGAAAGATCTAGGAACATAGTTAAGTTCCTTTGCGTGCGATACGATACTATCTCTCAACTGTGCAGTATCAAGAAACATTTCACTTGCTACCATGTTCATATAAAACGTATTAAGGTATGTGTTGTAGGCAAGCACATCCAACAACACGCTCATATTAGAGCCATCAAAGTCATAGTCTTGAAACTTGGCTTGTGATGATAGGTAGGACTTTAAAGACGACTTTAGAGAGTTGAAGTCTAAGTCGACTAGGTTGATAGATGAATTTGCCATTTTACCTTATTCTTGAAAGAAAGAAGCTGATTGAAATATTCTCAGGATTATTTATAGTGGTAAAAAACAATTGCAGTTCGATCGAGTGATTATCTTGCGCTTCAATTGCTTTCACCTTGATAGTTTTGACTCTTGGCTCAAAGTTTTCAACAGCAGTCTTGATCTCTGTCTCTATAGCATCAGTTGTAAATTTGGAGAAGTTTTCAAACAATAGTCCGGATATGTTACATCCAAATTCTGGAAAGAAAGGACGCTCTCCCTTTCTAGTCAGTATAATATTTTTTAAAGAGTTGATAATGGAGTCTTCGTTGGTTAGACGAGCTAAATCCTTAGTTCCAAAATTCTTACTAAAGTTATTGTAAAAATCACTATACCTCTCTGATCTTAGAGGGGTAGTTGTGAATTTATCTGCATATGACGTTATAGCCATTTAATCTCCTACGAATACGTTACTGGATCCACCAACCGCACTGGGTGCACAATGAGCCCCTCCAAGTGGAGGACACAGGGCATCAGGAGCTGCAGAATCATTATTATTACAAACAGCTATACCGCCAATGAATACATTATTTGTTGCTGCTGATAGAGATCCACCACCATGTGAGTTGGGGTCACCATTTATCGACCACAGCAAACTATTAACATATACATTCCTACTTTGAGCAGAAACTGTAGAAGCACCACATGCTCTGGAATCCGTGTCTCTGTGAACTGCTGGCATTATGGGTTGAAATCTATCTTAGGTGCTTTTATTAGCATGTTTCCTTTGGACTCCAAAGTGTAGGTACCATCAACCAACATATTAACATTTCCTTTGACGCGAACATTTACATTCCCGCCAACATATACATTATTGTCCTTAGTAGTAACATCGAACCTATTATCTACAGACTTTATTACAACTTGGCCCGACTGATCAATCTCTACATAAGTCCCGCTTTTGTGCATTATGTGGATTCGTTCTTTGGAAACAGTATCATCTATTTCAATCAAATGACCCGATTCTGTTCTCATCACCTTGTTATAAGGATATTTAGCATTGTATGGTGATGGTGGTTCTCCTGGAAACGGAGAAGCTGATCCTAATTTAGTAGAATCTTTAATTTGTGCTGCTGAATTGATACCGATAGCGGATCTAGGAAGTTCATTATCTTCTTTGGTTCCAACAATACCAGCAAGCGTGCCAAGTATGACAGGGATTTGACTTTCTCTACCATCTGCAAAGAAACCAAATACAGTAGTACCTACCATCATTCCTGTTGGACTAACTCCCACACCGTCATTATTAACTCCCAAAATACCTGCGCTGATTATTGAGTTAATGACGGTTGCCCATGGTAAGTGGTCGGTTGGAACATTAACTATATCAGGCGCCCCTCCAGCTGTGAATGGATGGACGTTGTAAATTCTCACACGAACTCGCCCTATTTTCTTGGGATCTTCTCTGTCTTCAACAACACCGAAAAACCACCTGAATCCTTCTTCACCCATAGTATGTGTTGTCATTCCAATATTCCTCTTCCAAATCTCATTAATTCAAGATGCGTATCATACTTTGCTGTATCTGCGTTTGTTACCGAATGTTTGCATGCAGTAACCATATAATAACCAGTACTCATTTGATTAGTAAATTCCTTACTCTCTTTAGCATCATATCTTGGAACTTCAAGAAGTATTATAGAACCAGCACTTACTCTTGTATTGCCCGGTATATCAATATATGTCTTTTCCATTGTGAATAAATTTGAGAAGCATAGTCTCTCTGCTAATGTATCAAATAAGAAGTTAGTTGTATTGTTATTTGTATCTTTATATTTTGAAAATGGTAACAGATATGGCTTGTTTTTATTTTGTGAAAATTTATTGTATATTGTAGATGTGATCAATGGATTTTTGCCATTGGTAGAATCAACAAATATACTGTTTGATGGACTATTTTGAAAAACTCTTGTCTCAAACTTTTTGGTTGTAAAGTCATATTGGGAGATAACAGATGTTAACCCTCCATTTTTGAGAGAGTGATTAAGATTGAATGAAGACTTAACAGTATAGTTACTAAACAAACGAAAGGAATCAAAATCAGTTATTACAGATTCGGCACCTTTAACGTTTTCTGTTGTTGCCTCCCTTTGGAAGAACTTTTGAGCTTTGGATTTGTCTCTCTCGTATAGCCCTTCAACTGTGGTTAAAAAATAACCATCACTAGTTTCAAAAAATAAAAAAGTAGATGATTTGTATTTTTGTGAAACTAACCTTTGTCTTACAAAATCAATAGACTGAAAAGGAGTCAGGAAAGGAATCAAAGTACAAGGCAAATCTTTGGTATCTTCTGTAAAAATGTTCTTATTACTACCTAGCTGTTTCTTAATTATATCGGTAATAATGTCTTTTGTACTTGCTTTGTAACTCTTTGAAATAGCAATTGAACTATCTGTTAAAAATTCATTGCTTGTAAGTCTCAATGATACATTCTTTGATCTTAAATTTGGAGTAGGAACATTGTATACCAACTCAGCTACTTTTAGTTTGTAGGTAAGAACCTCATCGCTACCGTACCCCTGAAATTCTATTTCAAAATCCTCGTCACCTGTTATATTATGTTTTTCAATAAAGCTAGCACCATCTATCAAAACCAGATCAGCTGTTATAAAAGGATTAAATATATTCTCAAAAATATCCAGAGAATGAAAAAACTCTAGAAAGCTTGATTGCTTATCAATAACAGTAGTTTTAGTGTGATTAGTTATGGATATTTTTTTAATATCACACTGACTTGGCTTCAAATAACTCATGATGATAGCAGACTCTTAAATTCATCTTCAATAGCTTGTACATACGATAAATCTATTAGTCTTATATTCTTTCTTTTTTCATTTTCTTCGGTCTCATAATCATAAAAAGAAACACCTTCAAAGTATGATTGAATGTCAGATGATATACTAGTTGATAAAGTATTAACAGTAGATACAGTAGCGTTTGCAGTACTTTCTCCACCTTTCAAATTATAAGATACTGACAGTGTACCAATTACATTAGATACAATGCATACCGTACTATTTGCAAATTCAACAGTAGCAGAACCAACTGTAACTCCAGCATTTTGCTGGAACACATACTCATCAACTTGAAAGGAAGTGTTTCCTACAAGCGATATGCTGAGCTGCTGTGTCTTATTGGTTTGAAAGATAACATCTTCTTTCTTTCTCTCGTATCTTATAACATTGTTATTAATACCCACAGTCGGTGCCCAGAATCTTTTTTGGTTTGATGATAGTGCAGCATATGCAGCTGGCGATATCATTGAATCATCAGAAACATAGTTAGATCTAAAGAACTTTATCTTTCTTCTTGCACTGGTCAAGGATTGATACTTGTCGGATATGAATCTATTGAGAGAGTCTCCGTCCATGTACCAATCATAGTAAGGATCAACAATGTTGTTACTATAATACACAAGCCAATCATAACCAGAATCTCCATAATACAATAGAGCAATAGTATCTGCTCTATCACCTTCTACAATTGTATAGGGATGGAACACTTCAAAGTTTTGTTGAATGGATTTCTGAAATGATATCTTTGCAAGTATATTAACTGCGACCGTATTTGATACAGTGTTGCCATACTGTACAAGAGGGTAATGTTTGAAAAAGTTATCCATTATTCGATTGGTCTAAATTGAGTTTCTTCAGAAGTGCCGTAATCATCTGCTAACCATATTTCGATTTCTTGGAAGGTCAAAGATATTGAAGTAGCTGTTGGGTCTGATCCTAACCCGTCTGAAACTTTTGTAACGTCGTTCAAAAAAGATACACCTGATGGTGCGTAGTTTACATTCATATTAGTCAACACACATCTCTTAAATTTTCTTAGTGAAAGTTCCGGAGTCATTTTAATTTCAAACACTGATGGAGTTTTGAGAATAGCTGGATTACCAGGATATGTTTCAGGTAACATTTCTCTTCTAAAAAATCCAACTATATTTCTAATAATGACTGCCTCTTCACGTGATTCTGGGTACAGTGTCCAATCAAATGTGAAAGGTGGCTTGAATCTTGTTCCTTGAAAAATCATAACAGGAAAAGGATTAGCCGTCACTTGAAAAGCTGCTTTGGCTGCTGCTCCCATTGGACCACCCATTCCTCCGAGTGCCATGACACCAGCAGCGGCCGCTATGTTGCCTTTATTATTAGCAAGATAATTAAGAGCTTCAGCTCCTTTTTTTCCAGCACTGTTCATGTTAAGATTTTCGAACCCACCTATAATGCCACCAGGACCGCTTGAAAACTCTGTCAGTCCTTGTTTAAGTGCATTACCTACAAAATACAGATTCTCACTATTGTAATCTGCTGAGTAATTATCTGATAGGTTAGTAGGAAGTGGAAGGTTAATTGATTTTTTGAATGAAAAAGATCTTCGTGTATCTTCAGGTTTTTCTATTTCGTGTTTGAACGCATTGAAAGATATATAATAATCTGTACCAAGATCAGAAGGAAACTGAATCGGAGCATTCTCCGAATTCAAGGTTGTAGATCTATTTTCCTCAATTGTTTTATCTGGGAGTGTTGGGGAAACCTGTGCGCTACTTGTGTAACTAGAAGACTGGCGTACTGGGGTGACAGGCTGCTCTGCACCAAGACCGCTACCAGATTTATAAAAAGAACCGTATGGCATTTATTTCCTATGAGTTATACCGGAGTTTTTAAACCAAAGAATCCTTCCAAATACAAGGGGGATCCTACTAATATTATTTATCGCTCGCTTTGGGAATGTAGATTCATGAGCTATCTCGATGCCCACCAAGACGTGATAGAATGGGCAAGCGAAGAGTTCTCGATTCCATATTTATCACCAATTGACAACAGAGTTCATAGATACTTCCCAGACTTTTGGATAAAGAAGAGAGGAAGAGATGGATTAGTAGAGACTGTTGTAGTAGAAATAAAACCAAAAGCACAAACCAAACCACCTAAAGTCAGAACCAAAGTAACAAAGGGATATGTCAATGAGGTTAAAACCTGGGGGATAAATAGTTCAAAGTGGAAATACGCAGCTAAGTTTTGCCAAGAACGCAAATGGAAATTTCAAATACTAACAGAGGATGATCTAGGTATCAAATAATGGCTCAGACATATCAGCAAATGCTTAGTCAAGCAATAACCAAAGGTAAAGTAGCCGATGCTCAGACTTGGTTCGATACAACTTATCAGGATCTGTCCTCTAAAAATACAATCAGTGTTATTAATAAAGGTGACGAAAGACTGACAAAGGCTCTTTCGATCGGTAAGATGTATTTGTTTCACTATGATCCAAAATACAAAGAAACTCTTCCACTGTATGATAGATTCCCCCTCATATTCCCATTCCAGAATGTCGAGGGTGGTTTCATGGGAATTAACTTTCACTACCTACCATACGGCCAGCGCGCTGCACTTTTAGATAATCTAATGGTACTTGCCAACAATAAAACATTCACCGATAAGATGCGTCTCAACATGAGCTACAGGTTACTCAGTGCTGCAGCAAGAACTGTATCATTCAAGGAATGTGTCAAGAAGTACCTAAATAGCCATGTAAGATCTAGATTTTTCTACATTAAGCCCGATGAATGGTCAAAGGCACTGATGTTGCCTCTAGATGACTTTGTATACAAAAAGAAAAAGTAATGCCATTAAATATAAACGAGTTTAAGTCAGCAGTTCACAAATATGATTTGGAAAGACCGAATCTTTTTGAGACTGTCATTACTATCCCTCCATTTCTCAGAGAGTATGTGGGTGGACCTCTTTACATTAACAAAACAGAAAATGGTAAATTGCTTACTTTGTTCTGTAGAAGTGCAAACTTACCCGGTGTAAACATAGCTACAGCCGATACTATTAGGTACGGTATTGGACCTTCAATTAAAATGCCTATTAGAGGATCGTTGAATGATATAAGTTTGACTTTCATGAATGATTCAAACAGCTATGTGTATGGATTCTTTTTTTCATGGATGCGAATGATTTATCCTCAAGCACAGCTCGCTAACAAGGTTCCGGGATCTGATAGATCATACACCCATCTTTACAAAAAAAGCTATGAAACGGATATGAATATAACTGTTTATCATGGTAAACCCGGACAGTTCAAGGGAGCAGGTTTGTTACAGACATTTGCATCAATTGCTTCATCTGCTGCAGGTGTTCCTTTTATAGGGTCTTTACTTGGTTCAAGAGGAGCACCAGATATACCACTTGTACCAGTTAAAAGGTACTTAATATATAAGTTGTATCCAACAAACATAAGCGATATAGCATTGTCGACTAGCTCTACAGATACCTTTTCAGAATTCACTGTAAATTTTACTTACCAGACATTTGATATACAGATTGCAGGACAAGTTTAGTTGAATGATTTAAATTTTAATTATTAGGAGATATAATGGCTTTACCAAAATTAATGCACCCAGTGTTTGAGTTGAAGATTCCGTCAACAAAACAAGCAGTCAAATTCAGACCTTTCTTAGTTAAGGAAGAGAAGCTGTTGTTGATGGCTAAACAAAGTGGCGAACAAACAGATATTGTAAATGTACTTAAACAAGTAATAAACAACTGCGATGTTGAATCGGTAGTAAAAGTAGACCAACTAGCATCATTTGATATTGAGTATCTGTTCTTGAAATTAAGAGCGAAGTCTATCAATAACGTCATTGATCTTGCATACACAGACTTTGAAGATGATGAGACATACAAGTTCACACTTGATGCAGAGGAAGTTGAAATATCATATGATCCGGATCATAGTAACATTGTAAAGTTATCTGAGAATTCTGGCATCGTAATGAAGTATCCTTCCATGGATTTGATGAGTAAGGTTATTGAAAACAATGACGTTGGTGGATGGTTGTTCTTCATGATCAAAGGATGCATGGATCAGTATTTTGAAGATGATAAGATCGTATTATTCAAAGATAATAAACCTGAAGAGGTAGATGAGTTTGTTGATAGTTTACCAACAACAGTAATCAAGCAGTTTGAAACCTTCTTCGATACAATGCCAAAACTATATCACAAAATAGAATACACCAATAAAAAAGGTACAGAAAGAGTAATAGAGTTAAGAACACTCGAAGATTTTTTTACATTGCGCTGAGCCACAACTCTCTTGAAAATTACTACCAAGTTATTTTTATTTTGGCTCAGCATCACAACTACTCAATATCTGATGTTGAAAACATGATTGTTTTTGAGAGGGATTTATATTTACAGTTACTATCAGACCACATAAAGAAACAACAGGAAATGATGAAGAATGGCAACTAGTCAAAACCAAGGATTCCTAGATCAGCTACGCGAGATGCGCAATACGCGCATGCAGCAGCTTCGTCAAGGTGGTCAGCAAGCTACTTTGTTGAATAGACAAATTACTGCTATGACAACTCTTAATAAGACAATGGAGGCTGTCCTTCGTGCTCAAACGTCCTCCACTGCTGCTCTCAGAGATATAAACAACAAGCAAAGTAATATTTCCAGACAAAACGAACAGATGTCTAAGAGCATCAATAATCTTGCTTCGTCTATTACAAGATCAATGGGTAGTATGGTAAGTGCTGTTGGTAGAGGAACAGCTGGTGCTATTGGCTCAGCTGGAGGGAGTGTTGTAGGTGCAGCTTCTTCTGTGGCTTCAGGTGTTGCTTCCTCATTGGCCAAAGTACTACCGTTTGCAATCGCTGGTGTAGTTGGTAAAATGGCACTATGGGACAAAATGGATGATTCGGTTAAAAAAGAACTGACTGATTCATTTGGTAACTTGGTTGAAAGTATGTTTGGCAGTATTGATACTTCAGGTGTTAAGAAAGTAATTGAGCCAATCACAAAAGAATTTGGAATAGTATTTGGTGCTTTGGGGGATACCTTAGATGGTGTCACCAAACAAATAACAAAAATTGTTAAGAAACTAGAAGAAATAGATTTTGGAACCATCACAAAGTCACTCCAAAACGTTTCCGATACTGTGCTTGGAATAGTTAATAATCCTGAGTTAAAGTACTATATTGACAAGGGAAAAGCTGCATATAATGTAATGAATGATGTGTCGGTGCCAGTGCCTGGTGTTACGTCTGCTACTGTTTCAGCAGCAGTTGGTGGTGGTGGAGTTGCATACGGTGCATATAAGTCTAGTCAGATGGCTAAAACAGCTAAGCAAGCTCAGCCTGTAGCTCAAACAGCGGCATCCGCTGCAGCTGCTAGTAGAATACCAGCAGCAACATCTCCGAGAAATTTATCAGACAAAGAGATCAAGATTATGCAAAAATCTCTTGAGTCTATGAAAAAGTTCAAATTAGGTAATAGTGTTATATCGCTTCTTGTTGGAAGATTAGCTGCATTATCAGAATTAGGAATGATTTCTGGAGGCATGAAGTTTCTAAAAGTTTTAAAAGAATACAAAGCTGGTAGTGTTGCTACTGCAGCTCTCAGTGGTGTTGCTGCTGCAATTTCATATTTCAATATGCAGTTGATATATGAACAAATTGATATAATGGTGAGTACAGGAGTTATCAGCTCTAGTGATGGAGAATGGCTCAGAGGATATCTGACAACTGAAGAAGTTTCTAGTCTAGCAGGTTCTATTATATTTGGCACCGCTGGGTTTATTGGTGGAGGATTAGTTGCTGGACCTGTAGGAGCAGTAGGATTAGGCGCGTCCGGTAGTATATCTGGTGGCGCAGTTGCTGCTGATGTTGCTAGATTTGGTTATGAGAGTTTCAGCCCAATGCCCGAAACTCTCAAGACTACTGACTTTGAGAGAAAAACTGAAAATATACTCAAACAACAATACTACAATCAACAACAAAATACTGAAGGTAATAAACTTAAGAATTTAGAAGCAAATGTTTCACGCGGCCGCCGTTCTAATGTGAAGCCTCAGGGGGCCATGTCACCTTCATCAGCTAGTGTATCTACATCTGCAATGGATATTGTCGGTTCAAGTGAGGGTGGTGCTGCAGGTTATGATGCTATCTATGGATTCAGTGGTCCAGGAGGAGATCCTTCTATACCAGAAAAACATGGAGGTAAAAATCTATCTCAACTCACTATTGGTGAAGTTATAGCAATTGGTAAATCTAGAGGAGGAAATAGAGGAGCTTTGGGTAAGTATCAATTCATGCCAACAGTTCTTGAAGGATTATTATCTATTGCTGGACTAACTAAAAATGACCCATTCAGCCCTGAAAATCAAGACCTTCTCTATAGAGTATATACCCAACGCAATGCACTAGAGTTGAAGAAGATGGGGATAGAGCCTACTGCAGAAAATCTTCACCTTGCTCATGCTGTCGGAGTTGGTGGTGTTGTTAAACTATTGAAAGCTGACCCAAACGCAATCGCTGCTGATGTACTTGGATATGAAAAAGGAGGCGATGTAAGAAAAACAAATAAACAACTTGAGATGACAACAGGTGAATATATTGCAAGTATAACCGGTAAATATAAAGGCGGTACATCAGGCGGTTCTTCATCTTTTGCATCTGCAAGTGCTCCATCTTTTGCATCTGCTGATCCAGGTACTGCAACAACAAGTACTTCTTATGCTGAGAACTATGCACGTAGAAGTAAAGAGGCTAAGGAAGCTGAAAAGTATGAAGAGGGCAGTGATTCGTTTGTTGGTCCGATGCTTGCCAAGAGTGAAACATCCAAACCTTCGGTACTAAGCGCTTTTGCAAGTCAATTCAGTATTGAATCATTCACATCAGACTTTGCTAAGAAAACAAAAGAACTGACCGATGTCGTTGATTCAATGTTTGCTGCGCAAACTCAACAAGCACCAACTATAATGGCCGATAACTCCAGTGTAACAAATGTGACCAATAACTCATCTGGTGGAGGTGGTGGACCGTCTATTAACCAGGTTGTGTCAACCCACATGGCTAATATGAATTGGCAATTCAATTCAATGTCAGGTGGCGTAAGGGCATAAAAAAAGGGCCTATTGGCCCTTTCCTTTTTAATCGTTCAATAGTGCTTTGAACTGATCAAGATCCTCATCCTCATCAGAATCCCACGGTGCTGATTCCTTTGCTGATGAAGCTGCCTTCGCAGTCTTCTGAGGTTTCGGTGCTTCCACTTCGTCCTCATCTAAATTAGCGAATGATGCATTCTGTACAGAAGACGAACTTCCGTCCAATGCAAGTACGCGGTAGAGTTTAACCTTCAACTCATCATAAGGCTTGAAGTGTTCTTCTTTCAAGAACTCACTCAGTGAGTGTTCTGATTTCCAGATCTTCTCCAACTCAGCATCATCCTCGCTCAGTGGCTCTGGCTTATCAAACTCAGACTTATCATAGTTGCGATATCCCTCAACCTTACGGATCTTCAGCTTAAAGTTTGCACCAGCCCAAAGATCAAAAGGGTTTACAGGATTCTCATCCTCGAATTCTGGGTTCATTGCAGCATTCAGCTTATCGAAGATCTTCTTGCCGTACTTGAACAAGAATACTTTACCTTCGTTCTCTGGATGTGCCTTATCACTAATAACCATAATGTTACTAATGAAGTTCAGCTTACGCTTTTGTTGACGTACCTGATCTTGGTTTGCCTGAATACCTGTTCCCCATAGTTGGCTATTGTATTCAGAAACCGGGTCTTGCTTACCTAAAGTGGTGAGAGACTTTTCGATATACCATTTGCCAGTAGGGCCTTTGAAGCCGTGCTCAAAGATACGAACAAACGGAACATCTTCGCCGTCAGGTGCTGGTAGGAATCGAATCACAGCAAAGCCGTTACCGGACTTATCGACTTCTGGTTGCCAGAAGCGTGTATCATTCTCGCGTGCTCCACCTTCCGGTGCTGCGAGTTTGTTTACTTGCTGGGTGATTTTCTCGAGACTAGTCTTTGAAGACTTTTTGAGA